GAGAATATTAGCAGCAATTTCTGCATTTCTTTCGGCTTGTTCTTTGTCAGTCATTTCCCTGACAATTTCTTTGCCTGTTAAATGGTCATATATGTAAACATTGTCATTTGTCATCATGAAACCGCCAATCCGTAAACTGTTATTTTGCCTGTGATATTGGTTGAAGATGTTGAAAATTTCATTCCTGTAAATGTGCCAGTTGCGCCGACCATTGCGCCAAAAGAAGTAGGATAGCCTTCTGCATTGTTGATGTATTGACCATTGATTCTAGGCCTTCCGCTTACGCCTACCATGGAAACATACATAAAACCGCTTCCATAATCGTTAGCAGTCAGCAATCCTGTTGACCCTGCTAGTTTAATTTTTGCAGCAGCCTTGAAACTTCCGCTAGATACAGCAGGTGTATCTATATTTAAGAAAACATATCCGCCATAATGACTTGTGCTATCGGCTGGAGCATCAGTAATAAACACCATTTCAAGGTCATCATTTGCAGTGCCCGCGCCCATATCTTGGAAAGTCACAAAGTAGTTGTAGTAAGTGGATGTGAAACAACCTGAAATTGATGCAGTAGCAACATTTGAAAATGTGCTGGATGTGATATAAGTGAAACCGCTTGCTGGTGATGCCCATTTCAAGCCTGTTGCAGCGGTACTATCGGCCTGCAATATTTGGCCATTAGTGCCTACCGCTAAGCGTGCTGGTGTATCGGCTGCCGTTGCCGCGATTAAGTCACCTTTTGCATCAACAATTGCATTTTGAATTGCGTTGGTGTCATCTGTTGTGACCCAGGTAAAATCCATGTCAGTGTTTGTTGTTTTGGAAAGCACCTGACCAGTTGTGCCACCTTTTAAATCAGCCATTGATGTGTCAACTGCCTGTCCAAAAACGGCAAAATCCGCTGGAAGGTCAGTGACCAAATCTGTTGCAGTTGGCATTTGCCAACCAAAATTGGACGTTGGGTTTGTCATGTTTTCTCCTTGTCAGGCAACAATTGTTGCATTTTCCCAGTCAAGTGTCGGCGACACGCTTGACCAAGTTTCGGTAATTGGAACATCCGCCCAACGCATTGCCTGAAGGCTATAAGCCAATGGTGTCATCAATAGGCTGACGGAAACTTGATTGTAACTGGCCTGAAATGACCAGCCTTCGACAAATCCCTGGAAGACCCCTGAATTCATATTTGCTGGTAAATCAACCAAGGCCACTGGCATTCCCATGAATACGCCCAACAAATTGTCACGGTCGGAATCATTAATTTCTGAGTTAGTTAAATCGTATGTAATGTCACTAAAAATCGGAAATGGTTGGGCGCGCAACGACAAATAAAATTCGGCTTGGTCTAGGGCATCTACTGAATTGTGGAGGGTTGTTGAAATGATTTGGCTCAATTGTCCATAAGTTGCAATTGAAGCCGCATTACTTGCTGATTCTTCAGCGCTTGAAGTCGCGCCATATCGAATTGTAACTGCATTTCGCACATCACCTGCACGCGTGGCAATTGTCAAACCTGCTGCCCTTGCTTCATTTGCACTTAAATCAACATAACCATTGGCCGCAAGGTATTGCGTGCGGTGTGTCGAATCTGCATAGGCAATACGTCCAAGCGAATCTTCGCTGATATATCCCAAACCGCTTGTCGCTAACGCTGAAACCAATGAATAAACATCAGTTATATTGGAAGAACGCGCAGCCAATTCATAATTGCCTGGACGGTCAATTTCTCCCAAGCCATTGTTTTCCGCATTTGCCCAGGTAATTGTTGGGTCATAAGTTGCCCAATTTTGAACGCCTGCAACTTCAGCCCAAGTAGAAAACAAAACATCACGCAAAATGTCATAAATTTGGTCGCCGTCAAATTCCTTTGGCAAAACGCCTTCCGTCAGTGCTTTTGGAAGTCTAGCCAACGCGCCCAATGCAATGATTGAGTAAGTCTGCGTGAAAGTTGTAGAACCCACATCCCGCACCTCAATAGCAATATCAACCACATTGCCGCCAAAAATTGCAACAAATGTTCCGCTTGAATCTTTAATTTCAACGGTGATGCTTGAATTGATTGAAACAGGAATTGTGGCCTGGTTCACATCTATCAATTGAAGGTTGATATAACCTGCTTGGGCTTGTTCATAGATATTGCGGCGCCCGCTGCTAATTGTTAAATTTGAAAGAATTGCATTTGTGTAAGAAACACCGTCAATTTCAACATTCCAAATGGGATTCCACTGTGTCATTAGATTGCCTGAAGTGCGCTTGCACCGCCCGTGCCGCGATAGTAAGAATTATTCAATGTTTCAACAATTGTGCGGGCAGTGCCTTCCTTGTCAATTGCACCATTAACATTTAAATAAATTGTGGGTGCTTGAGTTGCCATTGCTGCCATTCCTGCATTGCGTGTTGCATAATCTGATGCGTTAATTGTGCCACCGCTTGTTCCAATACCAAGTCCAGCAAATGCGTCTGTTGCTTTTACTGCGGCCGCTGCTGCTGCTGCAACACCCCCGCCGCCCCCGCCGCCGCTTAATGTTGTGCCACCACCCGTTCCACCTGAACCTGAACTTGAAACACCCCCGCCGCTAATGGCACCAGGTGCACCACCGACCGCAAAATTTGTTTCGCCTTTACTTGAATTTGCCAAAGCATTTGCAGCAGATAAAACACCAGCGGCCAAAGCAACTGCACCAACGCCCAACAAAGGATTCAATGCAAATGCCGTTGCAACACCAGTCACAATGGCTGATGCTTTTAAAACATTGTAAGCCGCAATAAGCGTTTTAATTAAAGCAATGGTTGCGGTCACCGCTGCACTAATTTTGGACACAACAAAAATTGTTCCAATGACTGCTGCAACCGCTATCAATTCGTCCTTAAATTCAACAACTGTTCCAATGAGGCTTCTAATGCGTTTACCCCAGGTAAGTCCCATTTGTTCAGATTCGCTCAAACCTTCAACAAGTCCACCAACGCCCGTCAAGCCATTGACAAATTGTTGAACAACTGGAACAACATTAGTCAAAATGAATGTAGTCAATTCTTGAATCAATGGAAGCAATGCAGTACCAATTTGCTCCTGAACTTCATCACTTGCAATTTTAATGCGGGCAAATGCCTTTTCCGTGCTTTGGGCTTCATTCTCAGCAAAACCGCCAAATGTTCCAGTTAGTGATTGAAAGACTAAATCAAAATCTTTGGATTTGAGAATTGACGCATCAAGTCCCAAACCTAATTTGCTAAGTGAAGTTAGGTTTCCGTCATACGCCTTGCCTAACGCATTTGCCACTGTTTCTAATGGCTTGCCTGTGGCTGAAGAAATATCAAGCGCAAGATTTAATAACCTTTGGGCTTCTTCAACATCTTTTGTTGAGCGAACCAAACGCCCAAATGCTGGTCGTAATTGGTCATCAGTGATACCAATTGCAAGTGATGTTTTGCTGATGTAATCCTCAACACCAGCAATTTGCTTTGAAGTTGCAGTTGTTGTGTTTTCAATTGTCAGTGCAAGATTGCGTTGTGCGGCTTCATCAGCGGCGGCATTTTTTATCGCGGCGGCGGCATAAGCACCAATGGCAGCGGCGGCGGCCGCAAATGCCAATGCTGCTCTTTTGCCAAAATCCTCAAATTGGTCACCCAGTGTTTTGCTTTGGCCACCAGCAGTGTTGATGTTTTTCGAGAAATCAGCAATGTCTGCCAGTAACGCAAGTTTGAGCGTTCTACTTCCAGCCATTTATCTGTCCCATTCTTTCAAAATTTGGTCAAAGCCATTTTCCCACTCTCGCACTAAATATGGTTGTTCGGCGCGCAAGGTTGGATAAATAAACCAACCACGGGAACCGCGACCTTCACGGCCTGACCACACTGGAAATTGCTTGTATTTGTTTGAACCGAATTCTGACCCGCCCCAAAGTTGTTGGGTTGTGCCGCCGCCACTGTATTTTTGACGGGCAAAACCAAATGAAATTTCACCGATTTTGGACGACTTGCTTACCGTGGAACCGTCAGCAATTTTGGTTGCAACCTTGTTTGACCTAATCTGCCGCGCCGTTGATTGAATCTTTTTCTGAAGATAATCAGCCAACGCGCTGGATTGAGTTTTGGCGGCAGCAATAGAATCTTCGTCCATGACTTTGAAAGCGCGAATGACTGCGCGCAATTCTGCCTTATCGTAGGCAACTGCATCTTCAGCCATTGCGCCTCTCCAAAATTTCGATTGCGGTCAGTATGTCCTCAGCCGATTCAAATTCTGATTTGGGTAAACCAGTCGCAATGACCAATTCCCAAACGATTCTGTTTAGGCTTCCGACTTCGTAACTTTTGGGTCTGCCTCACCAACTACCACATCAGCAATGGTTTCAGTCCACGCTTCAATTGGCTTTACTGGCTTTCCAGCGGCTTCCCGCTTCATGGCGTAATAAGCCAAAAAGACCAAATCGGATATTCCAATTTTGTCTTGCGCCTGACTTATTGTGTGACCTGTTGATTTTTCCCATTTGACCCACTCAGGTGGAGCAGCCACATAAGTGGCTGACTCACCCGAATTGAATTCAACTGTGATTGGTAGTTTCATTTTATCTCCCGATTGTTTGGTTTAACTGAAGTTTTCTGCTGGTAATCCAATGACAACAAATGACATTGAAACGGTTTGTGCATCAGGTGCAGAACCGCCTGCACTTGGAAACACTGGAAGCACTGAGAATGTGAACACTGCACCTGTGGCTGCGGTCAATACTGTTGTGATTCCTGTGTTTGGTGCTGATTCTGTTACTCCCCAAAGCGTCTCACACAATGAAGGTGATGCGCCCCAGTCGGCTAACATATCAACGGCAAAAGTCCATTCATCATCAATGTGGCGATTTACTACGCCGTCAAGTGTCTGATAACGAACCATTGTTGGTGAGTTTGAAAGCACTGCTGAAGTTGCCTGTGCGTCAAAATTATTGCCACCAATAGTAAAGGTGACGTCGCGCCCAGTTATTACTGTGGTGGCCATTTTTTCTCCTTAGTTTGTCTGTGTGTAATAGGTGGAAACGTTGATGTCAGCCACAAGCATTGGGGATTGCCCAACCTCTAATACCGTTGGCTTTTCAACAACGTCAACAACATATCCTGACGGCATAGCCGCAAGAATTCCGATTATTAGTTTTTCAAGGTTATCTAATGAACCTGCATTGCTATTTGATGAAACAATTGCCGTGATTGCAAAGTTAAGTTTTACTTTCGTTTGTGTCTTACCGATTAACACGACTTCCATGTAGGGTGAATTTGGGACAACCACTATTGCTGGAGGAATTGGCGATTCGGGAACGGACGCGTAAACATTTGCAGACAAAGCCGAAAATGAATTTGCCAGGGCAGCGCGGGTGTCAGAAATTGTTGATGCAGTCATTGACAAATCGTTTCAACGTCCAAAAATGGCTGAAGTAATGTGCTGACACGATTGGTGAGACTTCTGCCCATGCGATATGGCGTGCTGGCAAAATCTACACCCTGAATTTCTCCACCAGCGGCCACGCGTGACTGAAAGACTTCAACGCTGACTGCCAAAATGGCTGATTCAATGGGTGGTGAATTGGCATAAATGTCAACGGCAGAATAACCCGAAAGTGTTGCCGTGCCTGTTGGGATAATGTCGCGCAAGGTCACATTTGCACTTGTGATTGCAGCGGTAAAATGGAATACGCCTGTTTTAACAACGGTCACTGTTGCGCTAAAAGGTGCGGGTAATCCCGTTACAATTATTGATTGACCAGCAACAAAATGGTGTTCACGTTGGGTGTAATAAATTGCCACGTTATCTGTTAATTCATAAGCATTGATTGCATTTGTATTTGCAACCAACATTGGCAAAATGACCGCTTCAGCGGTGTTAATAATTTCGTCCAGGTAACTGTCAGGATAGAGGGAAACGGAAACGCCAAGTATGCTTCTAAGTGAAGCCGTTGAAACAATACTAGGCATTTCCGTCCCTTTCGTCTGCTGCGCCGCGTTCGGGAGTGACCACGGCGCATGATTAGTTTGTTGCGATTACGCCTTATTATTTTTGAACGCACCAGCGGCAATTTTTGTCGCCACTGCACCGAATGAATAAACACCAACAGTGATTGAACCGTCAGCAGTTGATTCAGCGCGTAATTGATATGAGGTTCCCTCGTACCATGTGTAAGCGTCAGGGTTGACGATTAACAATGTACCGTCCCCGTCGCCGCCGTTTGTTGGGTCAACGTACAAATTCAAGCCCGCGACGTTACCTGTCAAACTTGTTGGCACTGAAACACCAGGTTGATTCATAGGATTTGAAACCTGTGAATAAATTGGACGTCCAGCGTCATTCAAAGTCATTAGGTTTGACCACTGACCAGTTGACGCAATCATGTTGCGTGCAAATGGATTTGCAAGTCCAGCAGTTGCGCCATAAACGCTTGCAGCACCGCGACCAATAATTCCAAGCAGTTCAGCAGCAGTTGGATATGTTGCAACTGTTGTTGCATCTGTTGTTGAGCCTGAAATTAACAAGCCGTTAACGTATGAGTTTTGTGCCTTTGCCATTGCAGCAACCATGTTGCGCAATAGTTCGTCATAAAACAAAGGGCTAGTCCTCGTAAGCAATTCCACCGAAAATTTCTGCTGGCCCGCGAACTTTTTGACGTCCACGCTCAAGAACGCGGAATTTTGGTCAGTATCAGAAAACGCTGCATCTTCAGCGGTGACTGCGACTGTTGGAACTTGCGTAATCTTTGGAATTTCAAAAGTCATACCAGCATCAGGCAATGCACCGCGAGAAATCGCGTCAATGCTTGGGCGGATTGTTGTTGATAGTCCGTTGATAACTTCTGACAACTGACGTGTTGGAACAAGTCCAGCGTTGTCTGTTGTGTTGTCTGCTGCCAAAACATATTGGCGTGCGTTTTCGTCACCTGTTGCAGCAAGAACCTTGTTTTCAAGATACTTTGCAGCAGTTAACTCAATGCGTGGTGTTGACTTCCAGCCACCCACTGCATTTGATTGTGCGGTTACTGACTGTGCGGCTTCGACCGTCTCTACGGCTGAAGCGTCATTGACGGTGTTTTCCACTTCGTCTCCTTCTGTTGTTGGTGTGACTTCAGGTTCAATTGTTGAATCTGAAACTTGTTCTTCTTCGCCTGTTGTTGCTGCGACTTCGGTGACGCGTGATGAACGAATTGCTGGTTCGCTAGTTAATGCAACCCCAGTCAGTTCACCCTTCAA